GGTGATGAATTTGTTTCTTTAGTTCGTGGGCTTTGGACCGGGTGGCGCAGCACGATGTATATCAATGTCACGTTCAACTTCGCTTACACAACTGCCCAGCGTATAATGTTCATCAGTGAATATGGATACGATCCACTGACACGCTACAATGTACTAGGCGATGACATGGAAGGCGACAGCCCATCATTGTGGACAGCACTTCGTTTTGTCAGTCTCATTGACCCTTTGGGATTGGATGCCCAATCTAGCAAGCAGATGGTCAGCCTTAGACGAGCGGAGTTTCTTCGTCTAATGTACCGAGACGGGGCTACAGTATCGGGTAGCTATTGCCGCGCCATAACGGGTTTCACTTCTGGTGATACCCAGACCAGCCCTCGCTATGCGGGAACCAGAGCAGCGCAGAACATCAGTGATGGGATCAACAGAATAATAAGGCGTGGTGGTCACATTGAGCGCATGGAGCGCCTCAGGTTGCTACTAGTCAAGCATTGGTCCACCGTCAAGATGGGGGGTCAGGCATACAGACCCACAGCCGATGTGTTGCACGCACCAACTTGGCTTGGGGGTATGGGCATTTGCCGACACGATGGGAGAGACGCGCGATTTGTACAGGTCAGCCGTGCTCGAGTAAGACCACCAAGGTTCAAACAAGTAGGCGCGAAATTGTCAAAGCTGATGGTGCACAAGGGTTGGACACGTATCCAGAATTGGACAGACGCAGCCATGCCTAACCATGCCGATGTGGATGCTAGCGTGGTGGCGAGCATAATGCCATCTGAATCGCGCAAGGAGTTTGCCTCTTTTGAGAGACGCGACACCATCGACTACTACAGGCAGAAGGGGTTCTCAGTTAAGAAAGTCTTGGTTCCAGAGCTCATCAAGCAGTTTGATGGATTATTCACTGTGTTGCATGATTCGCAGCAGAGGCTACCCAAAGTGGAACAGAAACCCAATGATTGGTGGAAGGGGCTGGTGCGTGATGCGCTTGGTCCACTGGCCTCCCACCCAAAAGCTGAACGTTTGATCGGACGTTCAGGCCCAGATAAATTACGCAATGTATTGGGCAACACAACGATCCGCGTTAGG